ATTTCGTTGAATTGGGTTTGTGATTCCACGTTCGGAAGGAAAATGGTTGCAAGGTTGCAGGACTCACCATCGGCCAAACCAATTTCGGCGCAAGGATTGAAACCCTCGATGCTTGCATCAGGCTTCTTTTCTCCTAAGCGGCCAACGGTTCGAGCCAACTTGCGGTTAAGTAGCCCGTACGGCTCACCGGATCCGTCGTAGCCTTTCCATAGTTCCGACATAATTTCGTCGTATCCGTCGGCATAAATGGAGTTGTTGGAGTTCGCCCGCCAACCGGGAATTGTCCCAGTACCCCAGTTTTTGGCTCGCAGGAAAAGGACGTCGTCGGGGTCACCAATAGCGATCTGAGCCGAACGGCGGCTTGAGCCCGAAACAACAATGCGTCCAATGATGTTGGCAATGTCAAGAACGTCAACGCTTCGCAACTTCTTGCCAGCCCGGTTTTCCATCACCTTGCAAATGTCTGCAATGCCTTCGATCAGTGCGCCCGGACCTGAAGCGGTGCCACCAAACGTCTTCAGTGGTGCCCCGAACTCACGAATGAGGATTGTTGAATAACTGAAGGACTTGCCGGTGTAGAAGTAGGACTTGAGGACAGCGTGCAGGATGCGCTTCCAGCCTTCCCGACTGTCGGGAACGATGATGTCGGCGTCATTGGTGCGTTCGTGACTAATGGTGACACCTGAGCGAACCTTGGGGAATTCGTGAATCTTTGATCGCTCCACGGAAAAGCCGACGCCTCCGCCGAGCATTAGGTGGTCGAAAAGAAATTCAAGATCTTCTACGGATTCGATGTTTACGAAGTAGCAGTTGTTTAGGGACGCTGCGTTGAAGGCCTGCACGAGCGGGGTCCCCAGTTGCCACAGGGCGCGCCCACTGAATGAGCAGCGGAGGTTGAACATGTGGTCAAAAAGTTTTTCGGCGTCGGCGTCGGTGTATGGGGTGCCGATTTCGATTGCGCCGTTGATGACTCGCTGAAGGGTTTCCGGCCATGTTTCGTTTCGATCGGTGCCGTCAACTTTTCTGGAATAGGTGCGCAAGTAAACGATTTCGCCCAACCCACCAAACCCCCAAGGTGCTTGCTTGTCCTTGTAGGCGTCAACGAATTCTTGCGACAACATTTGGAATACTCCTTAGATGATTTTGGTGGGACTTATAAAGTACAGGACAAACAAATATGAAAATGGTCTACAAAAGACCTAACTCTTTGGCTTTCGAGACCAGCATGGCTGTCCCTTTTGCCGCCACAAGAACCCGCGTGGTGGTGAACTGAGAAATTTGAACTTCTTTCCACACGTCCTCGGGAACCACATAGGTTTCCTCGTGGCCAAGGGACGGGAAAAGGTCTGTTCCAAAAACTCTTCTAGGTGGATCGGATTCGCCCGTGCAGTCACCATTTGGATCGCCGCAGACAGGACAGGCGGAACGATTGGCACGAAGGATGCGTGCATCCCCACCCAAAATTCGTTCTTCGTGCCCGCCTTCATACTCCACGAGCGCAACCATACATCGTTTCCACGGGAACGCAAGTGCCGAATCGACTGATTGACTATAAGAAATGACGTGGAGTACACTCCGTCGCAGGCGCACAACTGAAGGAAGGTGATTTCCGTGTCAGGGGAAGTTGAAACTTTGCTTGTTGGGATTTTGTTTGTTGTGTTGTTTGTGATTGCGGCGAAGGGGTTGCGGCGATGAGGCCCCAGTTGCGGCGGGAGTCTGATTACATCGCAAGTATTGATTCGGCGGTGCAGCGGGCGGCGGCCATTTTGGATTTGGTTGATGTGCAGGAGGAAGATGACGAGGATATCGATTTGGCTTACGAGGAGCGTTTTCATTGCGGTACGTGCATTGTGCGGACGGTGATGGATGAGGTGTGGCCGTCAATTGAGGCGTATATTGATTTTTTGAGTCATAAGCACGATTGACCCCAAAAAATTTTTGTCGGCGGCCTTGCTTGGGGCGTCTAGTTAGTGTCTTGTTACTTGTACTTGTTTGAAGGAGTTCGGTGATGGTGCATCGCACAACACACCCATTAGAGATAAATCTAACCGGCCTACACGGGCGTGCATTGCGGCGAATGGCCTCATGGCCAACCTACAAAAAGTCCATGAGAGGAACCGCCGCAAACGAAGTCGGAGCACTAGGCGAAATTGTCGCCCTTGAATACCTGTCACAACTTCCAGTCACCATCGAAGACGCCCAACAAATCAACCACGACATCATCGTCAACGGTCGAACCATCGACATCAAAACAAAAGAACGCACCGTCAAACCCAAACCGCACTACGAATGCTCAGTACCCCAATACCTAAACGGCATACAAACACCCGACTACTACCTATTCGTATCACTACTCTCAAACGGCACTCAAGGCATCAACCGCTTCACCAAAGCATGGATACTCGGCTCGCTCCCACACGACGCCTTCCATCAGCAAGCAACACTGTGGACACCAAACGACACAGACACACGCAACAACTGGAAAGCAACCATCCCAGTATGGAACGTCCCAATCTCAGCACTAACAAAACCAGCAAACCCCAATTTGACAACACCCACCCAAACCAGATAAATTTAAAACTTTAGACCCCGACCTAAACACAACCCCAACCAAATACTACATTTTCAATACACACCAACAGGAACAAAAACAATGCAAAAACCACGCCACACCCACCGATTCGCACGCCGCAAAGACAACCTCGGCACCTACTACATCTGCCGCTCCTGCGGACACACCCAAGACCGCAAACCACAACCAAAATTGACAAAAACAACAAAATGACCTAAAATAAACCCAACAACTACTACAACAAAGGACACACCATGACCCACACCATCTACTACAACAAAAACTACAACGCCACCGGATACGCATTCGACACCACACGCAAATCCGCCCACATCGCCGCATCCCTACACAACCACCCCACCATCACCATCACCGACCCCACAAACAAAACCCCCCACACCAAAACCATCCTCAACGCCACCCACGACAAAAACTACATCAAAGCCATCAAAACCGGCACCCCCACCGACCTAGCCGAATCACAAGGCTTCACATGGGACACCGGCATCTACACCACCGCCCTCGCCCACGCCACCGGCCTCGTCGCAGCAGTAGACAACGTCCTCACCACCAACAACAAAATCGCCGGAAGCCTCTCATCCGGACTCCACCACGCCCGAACCACCCACGGCGAAGGCTGGTGCACATTCAACGGACTCGCCATCGCAACCCGACGCGCCCACGAACACGGCGCACAAAACATCCTCATCCTAGACTTCGACGCCCACGGCGGCGGCGGCACACGATCCATCCTCACCCACAACGAAGCCACCCAAATCGACGTCTCCGTCAGCGCCTTCGACCAATGGCACCCACAACACGGCACCAACGACCACTACGAACTCGCCACCCCAAACAACTACCTAGACGCAATCAAACGCGCCCTAAACAAAGCCAACAACACCCAATGGGACCTCGTCATCTACAACGCCGGAATGGACCCAGCCAACAACGGCGTCACCCCCAACCAACTCAAAACACGAGAAGAACTCGTCCACCAATGGACCAAAACCAACAACCACAAACTCATCTACACCCTCGCCGGAGGCTACACATTCGGCAACTACACACCCGACGACATCACCACACTCCACAGACTCACCATCGACACCCTCAACAACAACTAACCCAACACACCCCCACCAAACAAAACTAAACGCAGCAACACCCCAACCCCACAAAACACAACCACGACACACACCACCCACCACCCAACACACACACACCCAACACAACACACCCACACCAAATAAAACCAACCAAAACACACACACCAAAAAAACCCACACAGCGCCCCCCACCGGGTTTGTGGCGGTTTGAAAAGTTCGGGGCTTTTGGCGTGTTTGGTGGGCGAACGTGTGTTCGTTGTGGAAATCTTGTGGATAACTTGTGGATATGTTGTGGATAACTTGTGGATAACTTGTTGTTTGTCTGTGGATAAGTGCGGGGCGTCTGTGGGTAAGTGGCGTTTGCTTGTGGATAACCCTGTGGATAGGTGGGGGAACGTGTGTTCGGTTGGGGGGTTTGTTCACAGGTTTGTCCACAGGTTTTCCACAGGTTTTCCACAGGTTATCCGCAGGTTATCCGCAGGGTCACCCGACCCGACCCGAGGGGCCGCAGGGGGCCGCAGGGGGCCGAGGGGCACCCGACCCCACCCGACGCCACCCGAGGGGCCGCAGGGGGCCGCAGGGGGCCGAGGGGCACCCGACCCCACCCGACGCCACCCGAGGGGCCGCAGGGGGCCGCAGGGGGCCGAGGGGCACCC